ACAGGCAACATTTAGAGAAGTATTTGAACCATGAGTACTGCTCCTATTATTACTGATCTACAAAAGATCAATCCTTCAGCAATAATTGAATTATTTACTTTGACAACTGATGCAACTTTGCATGGTTCTGCTCAAACTTATAGATTTCATAACGGAACAAGTTTAAATGCTAATGGAGATATTACCTGGGCTGGTAATCAATATTTAAAAATGCCGATACAGGCAGAAGGTTTTGCTTTTCAAAAAGGTCAACTTCCTAGACCTACCTTGACTATCAGTAATGCTCTTGGAACTATTACAGCTATCTTGTTAAATGTTAATCAGGTAACAACAGGAAATGATTTGACAGGAGCTACTGTAACTAGGATTAGAACATTGGCACGTTATATTGATGCTGTTAATTTTCCCACCACGACTACCAGCACAACAACAACTGAAACTATCGCTGACCCTGCTGATGCTGAAACTGTGACCTACACAGTAACAGTAGTAAATGTTGGAGGCGTAAATATTTTTGCACTTAATGGCAGTAACAATCCTGTTATTACTATGAAACGTGGATCAACTTACATTTTTGATCAGTCTGATAGTTCTAATTCTGGTCATCCATTAAGAATTAAACAAAATTCTGGTGCTAGTTATTCAACAGGTGTAACTGTAGCTGGAACTCAAGGTTCTGCTGGTAGTTCTGTAACTTTCCAACCACCCTATCCAGATGCACCATCAGATTTAAGATACTATTGCACAGTTCATGGAAACGCAATGGGAAACACAATCACTATGAACAATCCAAATACAACAACTCAAGAAACTACAACAACTACAACTCAACAAGTAAATCCATTAGGAACACCAGATCCTACAGCAGAATTTCCTCAAGAAATATATAAAATTGATAGAAAATCATCGGAAAATAGAGAAGCAGTAACATTTGAACTTGCAGCAGTATTCGATCTTGCTGGTATTCGTGCTCCAAAAAGACAATGTACTAGAACAGAATTTCCTTCTATAGGTACGTTTATTGCATGAATTGGAAAGAAGAAGCACTTGTTCATGCGAAAGACCAAGATCCTAAAGAGTCTTGTGGTCTTTTATTAAATATTAGAGGAAAGGAAAGGTATTATCCTTGTCGCAATTTATCAATGACAGATCATCAATGTTTTATTCTTGATCCAGAAGATTATGTCAAAGGCAGTAATTTAGGAGAGATCACAGCTATTGTTCATAGTCATCCTGTAACACCTCCTGTTGCTAGTCAAGCAGATCAAATCAGTTGCGAACAAAGTAATCTTCCGTGGCATATTGTCAATCCTAAAACAGAATCTTGGGGATATTGTGAGCCTAATGGATATAAACCTGATTTACTTGGCCGTCCGTGGGTTTGGGGTGTTACTGATTGTTGGAGTTTAGTAAGAGATTGGTATAAAGAAGAAAAAGGTATTGAACTTAAAGATTGGGATAGACCTATAACACCAGAAGAATTTGTTAGTAATCCTTTGTTTGAAAGTTGTGCATGGAGAACTGGATTTAGACAATTAAGACCAGAAGAAAAATTAATAAATGGAGATGCTTTATTGATGTCTATTGGATCTACTGGTTTAAATCATGTAGCTATTTTTTTAGATGGAGATGTTTTGCATCATTTAACCGATAGACTATCTTGTAGAGAGCCTTATTCTCAATGGTTGTTAAAATGTACAGGAGGGAGGTATCGTTATGTTGCGTAAGCTAAAGCTATATGGCGAACTTGCAGAGTTTGTAGGGCATAAAGAATTTGAAATACAGGTAGATAGTCTTGGAAAAGCAGTAAGTTTTCTTGTTAATAATTTTCCGCAAATAGAGAAGTTTATGAATCCTCAATATTATCAGGTAAAAGTTGGCAATTATGCTGTTAATGAAGAAGAAATACATCATCCTATAGGACAGGAAGATATACATATTGTTCCTGTGATATCTGGTGCTGGTAGAGGAATGGGAAAAATACTATTAGGTGCTGCTTTAATCGCAGGTGCATTTTTTATGCCTATAGCAGTCCCTTATGCACCATTAGGTTTTAGTTTGAAAACTGGTTTTGTTGGTGGTTCTCTTTTAGCTAAAAGTATGGTTTATTTAGGATCTGCTTTAGTTCTAAGTGGTGTAAGTGAAATGTTATTTCCTGTACCTAAAACAAAAGAATTTAAATCAGAACAAGATCCACAATTATCATTTAGTTTTTCTGGGACGCAAAATACATCACGGGCTGGTACACCTGTACCAATTTGTTATGGAGAAATCGTGACTGGATCTGTGGTCATCTCTGGTGCAGTTGATACTCAGCAGGTACAAGCATGACAAATCCTAAAATTATTAGAGGGTCTGGATCACCTTCTCCTCCTACTCCACCACAACCGACAAGAACTCCTGATACTTTACACAGTAGACAGTTTGCTACTTTTCTTGATCTTATTTCGGAAGGCGAAATTGAAGGTTTTGCATCTGCTTCAAAAGAAGGTCTTACAAAAGGAACGACTGCATATAATAATGCTGCATTAAAAGACGTATTTCTAAATGATACTCCAGTTTTAAAAGCAACAGCCACTTCTGCTTCTCCAGCTACAACTGATTTTAATTTTCAAGATGTAACTTTTAATCCTAGATTTGGTACTTCAAACCAAACCAAAGTTGAAGGTATTGAAAGTAGTTCCTCAATTACAGCAGTAGGAACAACAGTAACCGCAGCTTCTCCTGTTACACGACAAATAACAAATTCAAATGTTGATGCAGTAAATGTAACTATTACATTACCTCAATTACAAAAAGCTACAGACAAAGGAGATTTGTTAGGTTCTTCTGTTTCTTTAAAAATTGCTGTTCAATATAATTCTGGTGGTTTTACTGATGTTATTTCAGATACTATTACAGGTCGAAGTGCTGATGCTTACCAAAGAGATTACAGGATAAATCTTACAGGTGCTTTTCCTGTTGACATAAGAGTTACTAGAGTTACAGCCGATAGCTCAGATACAAGTTTACAAGACGCATTTCAATGGACAAGTTTTGGAGAAATTGTTGATGATGCTTCTACTTATGCCAATAGTGCATATGCTTCTGTTCGATTGGATTCAATGCAATTTCAATCAATTCCTAGCAGAAAGTATCGTATTAGAGGAATAAAAATAAGGATTCCAGGAGCAGGTGCTAATAGTTCTGGTACTCCTACTGTTGATAGCTCAACTGGTCGTATTGTTTATCCTGATGGCTATATATTTAATGGAGTAATGGGTGCTGCTCAATGGTGCTCATGCCCTGCGATGGTTTTACTTGATCTTCTTACAGATACAAGATATGGATTTGGCAATCATATAACTGATAGTTCCCTTGATTTATTTTCTTTTGTTACTGCAAGTAAATTTGCAAACACGTTGGTATCAGATGGATTAGGAGGGCAGGAAGCTAGATTTAGTTGTAATGTAAATATTCAATCTTCTAGTGAAGCCTTTGATCTTATAAATGAGTTAGCAGGTGTAATGAGATGTATGCCGATATGGTCTGCTGGTAGTATTCTTCTTGCACAAGATAGTCCAAAAGATGCAAGTTATTTATTTAATTTAGCTAATGTAACTCCCGAAGGATTTAGTTACTCAGGAAGTGGATTAAAAACAAGAAATACTGTTATTTCTGTTTCTTACTTCAACATGGATAGTAGAGAAATAGATTATGAGGTTTATGAAGATACCGCTTCGATAGCCAAGCTGGGAGTAATTATTAAGCAAGTAAAAGGATTTGCGTGTACATCAAGAGGTCAGGCAAGAAGATTAGCAAAGGCTATTTTATTTGCTGAACAAAATGAAAGTGAAATAGTTGCATTTGCAACTTCTGTAGATTCTGGAATTATTGTAAGACCTGGTGCTGTTATAGAAATAGCTGATCCTGTCCGTTCTGGTCTTAGAAGAGGAGGAAGAGTTAGTTCTGCTACAACTACAGAGATAACTGTAGATGATTCTGCTGCAACCGATTTACCAACAACAAATAATCCAACATTGAGTGTAATTTTACCTGATGGAACTGTTGAAAGTAAGTCAATATCAAGTGTCTCAGGTTCAGTTATAACAGTATCTTCTGCTTTTTCTCAGACTCCAAATGCTAATACAATTTGGTTATTGCAAGATGATACAGTTCAAGCTCAGAAATTTAGAGTAATAACAGTAGAAGAATCTGATGGAATAAATTATGCGATTACAGCTTTATCTTATGTAAATGAAAAATACGCATTTATTGAAGATGGTGCAACTTTACCAACAAGAACAGTATCAATACTGAATCTTCCGAAAGATCCACCAAATGCTTTACAAGCTGAAGAAAAACTTGTTGAAATAAATAATCAGGCAGTATCTAAACTTATCGTTAGTTGGCAACCCATTGTCGGTGTTACGCAGTATCAGGTTAACTATAGATTTAATAATGGTAACTTTGTTTCTACAACAGTTTCTTCTCCTGACTTTGAGATATTCAATACTGATATTGGAACGTATGAGTTTCAAGTATTTAGTTACAATGCTGCATTACAAACAAGTGCGACTTCTGCTGATCTAACCTTTAATGCTGTTGGTAAGACTGCATTACCAGCAAATGTTACTGGATTATCAGCCGAACCAATAAATGAAAAATTAGTAAGATTACGTTGGAATTTATCTACAGATTTAGATGTTACTCATGGAGGTAGGG